TTGATTACGCATTGTATGCTTCTGGATTCCACATGATTTCGACCGTATAGCCTAAACCTTTGTTGTTCTTTTCGAAATGTTTCCAGTCAGCAACAGTGAACTTCTGGATGAAAGCCTTTGATAACTTTTTCCCATCCTGAGGATTGAAAGCAGGTTTATCCATTTTCACATGGAAGATACCACGCTCTTTTGGTTCTGGTAGATAACTACCTGTTTGAGCGGATTTAATACGGGCAGACATTTTGTCCTCTGCCGATTTCTTTTTGGCTATGGCTGCATCAGATGCTTCCTTCTTGGCCAACTGCTCCGGGGTCATTTGGACTTCCGGGGATTTGTTTTCCGGGGCTTTCGCTTCCGGGGTCTTTTTGTTCTCCGACATACTCTTTTAGTTTTTCTGTGATTATTTTAATTTTCTTATCGAAATCTAATTGGGAACCAAATTCTATGATATTGGTATTCTCCCTTTCGAACCTGTCGACAAATGTATTAAAATTAATTTTAATTTTAAGTAAAATTTCATTTAATAGTTGCTTCTCTGATAGCTTCATAAGCTCATCGAATGTGAAATTGCGATATGGTTCGAGTTGTTTCAGAATCAACATCCTCTGCATTTGAGTAGGGTTGTTCCTGTGTTCTGTAGTGATAATTTGTTCATTGATAGAATCCAGTTCGGCCTCACTAGCCCCGTTCTCCTTGGCTTGTTTGTATTGGCCATATAAATCATCAACCGAATAAATATAGAACTCCGTGCCCATGGATATGGTACTATTGAGGAAAAAATCCCCATACCTTAATCTACAAACCGTATCATCAACCCATTTACGGGCAGACTCTAAATTCCCTTTAAGATTATTCAGTACACTAACTTTACTTTCAAAATTAGCTTCTACCTGGAGTTCATTTATACTTTGTTTATTTGTTACATCCCCACCCAATCCAATAACTGAAGTGAAGACCTCAGTCTTAAGACGATTTACTTCCTCAACGTTGTAATCCAGGGAAGCCTTATCAATAGTGGTAATCTGGACGGGGTTTCTTAAATCCGGGTCATTTGCATTAAGAGGAACCGGAACCTCAATAAAGGAACCAACACCAGCTAAACGCTTGGTAGCACAAATTGGGCACTGTTCAACAACTCCATCCCTGAGGACTTTATATTGTTGATTCGAGTCCCTGAGATAACCCCCGTCGCAATAGTCCCCTGTTTCATTATTCTCAAAATCACAATCAGCTTCGTATGCACTATATATAGGATAAGGTGCATATAAATCTAAATGCCTTTTACTGATTGAAAAGAATAACAACCAATCCAAGTTTGCTACTTGGGATGATAGAGGGGATTTCTTAATCTCGGGTTGTTGTTGGTTTAATTCTGTGGACCAAAAGAATCTTGCAGGGCAATAACCCAATCCATGTTCACGTTCAATTGGTTCTCCTGTGATTTTATCATCCTTATCCAATTGGAATACCCTGTAATAGACATCATCGAATACGGCTACTTTATTGCCTGGTTGTTTAAATATCAAATAGTCTATCCTTCCCTTACTGAATCCATAATCGATTATGTTCTCGATACCAAGGAAATAAAAATAAGGCTCAGGGAATTCTGACAATTGATTTTCTGGAAGGTCAACCACAAGGATTGAATTGATAGCAGTCTTAACAGAATCCCATCCCTTTTTCCTCCAGATAACAGGTTCATGAAGTACTTCCTGTCGATACCATTCCCAATCATCCCTCAAAGTGGATTCCGTAAACTGGTAGTTGTTTGTAGGATTCTTTCCATCAAACACCCGTTCCAATTCATTAAAAATCGTATTGGATAGTTGAACAATCGGGGTTGGGAATTGGAATAAGCTAACAAAGATTCTGTACTTATCCTTCGGGATTAAGGTCTTAACCCAATCCAGGAAGACAGTCAAAGGCTGAGAAATATCTGACGGCTCCATAAAGCTTTCGACATGGAACCGTAACCGGTTCTCATGTCTGATTGCTTTACGAATTATCTGAGTTTTCTTCGGGCTTTTTATCAGCTCCCTTATTTCGCTTACTTGTAAGGCCATTTACTTTGTCTAATGAAAAGTTTGAATCATCTGGAAGGTGCCACCCCCCATTATCTGGCATACGCAAAATGCGTTCAGCATGGTTGACTTCAAATTCCTGCTTTACGTCCCCGGCTTGGAGAACTACCCTATTCGTTCTTTTTGCCATGATAGTTTAGATTAAGCAGGGGTTATCAAATCGGTCAATGCACTGAAGTCTGTTGGTGTAATCATTACTAAATCATCAGACCAGTTAGGAAAGAACTTCCAAGATATTACGTTCATATCCGGTGCTTCTAAACCTCCGAGGGATTTATCCCCAATGAATAAGGCAGAAACAGGAATAGGGGAATAATTTACTGGAGTAGTGCGGTTATCAACCAGCATACCAATACGGCCAAATTCATCAACCAGGTACACCCCTACATTTTCACATTGGTATTTTTTCAATGCTTTGATTACGTCCTGTGTTACTCTCAGGATGTTACCAGTGAATGAAGTAGGTTCACGACCGATAATCAATTCCACCCCTCCAAGGGTTTCATTACCGCCACCATAAGTACGGGCTGCACCAGGTTCCGTTGCTGGAGCCTGTAAGTAAGGGGATTGAACAACTCTCGTTCCGTCTTCAGCAGCCAATAAAGGAGTCCAAGAAGCTTTCACTTTCGGGTCTGCAGAAGCAAGAATAAATTGATTTTTGGTTGCGCCTGTGGAAAAGATTCTTTGAAAGATAACTTTCTGAATCTGTCCCATGGACTCAGGGCATGCACTGATAGGAATATCAGCTAAAGCCGCATCTTGTGGACAATTACAAAGTAAACTCATTGGGATACATTTTTTAAATTAAACATCAGAATACAAATATATGACTTTTTAATTAAGGATGCCCTTAATTAAATTATTTTAATTATAGGCAAAAGTACAATAACTTTTTTAATTCCGCCTTTTTAATCCCTTTTTTTGTTTTTGTTTACTCATTTTGGCTGTAGCTAAATATCGCATGGGGTCAATACAATGGTTGAATGCATCAATAGGTTTGTTCAGGGATTTACCTGTTTTGTCTCTATCCCACATATACTTCCTGAGTTCTTTAATCATATTGGTACTACGTTTAGTGACGTAGAACTCCTCTTCCTGGAGTACATCAATACCAAAGCTAATTGAATCCGGGCCTTTGTCAGCAGGTTTGATTTTAAACCCATACCTATTAATCTCTGTGATGGATTTAGGTTCTGCAGAATCAGCTACAATAAAATCAGTAGCCCGAACCCCAAAGGATTTCATCATCTTGGCAATATCCCCATTGGTCAATCCTGTCTGGTAGATTAATTCATCCCATATTATTGAACCATTCCATTTATATGCTGCAATAAGTGTTGTAGGGTCATTGGTAAATCCAAAGTCAATTGCATACCCTATTAGTCTCGCGTCCCGCGGGACTGAGTCCAATGTTTTCCAATTAGAGAAAATAATACCCTCCAGGGAACCAATTAAACCACATCCATAGACCTTCCACCAGTTATGCCAATAGTGATTTCGGATATTGGGAATCGCAAATATATCGGGCTCAGGTAAATCGGGATTGAAGTAGGCTTTCCCTTTTGCTTTTTCAATCTCCCTTATTAATGATGCTGCAAGGGATTCATTGTCGTGATAAGTTAACGTAACTACTTCAGCATCCGGGTCGTTGATTACTTCAGTATGTACCCAAAATTCATTGGAGGGGTTAAAATCCAGCCAAATAGTTTGGTCTGTCCTTATCGCTAATTGATGATAAGTTTCAAAGGTGATATTGTTACACTCATTGATGTAGAGGATATTCCTACGAGGGCCACGTACTTTGTCTTCCTGGTCAGCAGAAAAGAATTCAATATACGACCCATTAGTGAACGTATAAGTGAGTAAAGCCCTGTTGTAATGAGCATCAATATATCGGTTAGTAGATTTCAGGACCTTTAAGAAATCCTTAAGTGCTCCCTTCCTTAAATGAGGGATGGATTCGGATACAACAGAAATCTCCAGGTTAGGAACTTTGATTGCTGTATCAATCAATATAGGTAAAATCCCATAAGTTTTCCCTGCAGAAGTTCCACCCGGAACAACCCGGATTCTTTTTGTAAGTTTCCTAAGTTTCCGTATTGCTGTTGTATATTTGAATCCCTCCATTAATCGGACGTATTGTCTCCAGAATCCTCATCCCCGAATAAAGGTTGTTCCTCCTTTATTGTTGTTTGGGTTTTATCCACAAGGCCTAAATCCCTTGCTATGATGTTAGCATTGAATGCTCCTGAGGCCGCTCCTTCAAACTTCTGTTGGTACATTACTTCATTTATCGAGCGCATGACCTCAACAAATTCTGTATAGCGATTGTCCCTATTAGCTTTGTAATCTTGTAACGTACTTATGTATCCTTGCTCATTCAGGTAGTCTGTAAGCCCAGCCCAAGTATAGGGTCGTATGGTTTTTAATTCAACTACAGGGTTTCTCAATTCATCCATAATGTCATCAGAGATTTCAACCCCTTTGTCAATTTTAACCGGACTACGCCTTTGCTCCTGTTTCAGGAAAGGCCGTTCATCGATTCTCTTAAAGTATTCACATGCTAATTTCCATAAGTGTTTAGGACCGGCGAATGATTTTGGTCTCCCCACAAATCCGGTCTTTGCTCTCCATTCCCAATATCCGGGTTCTCCTGGTTGAATTGTTCCTTTTCTTGCCATGACTATATTTTTATTTACAAAAGTACGAATTCCTATTAAGAAACAATAGGAACAATAAAGAAACAATCATTGTTTACCGATAAAACCCTGATTCATACCAAATTAGACCCCTGTAAACAATAGAAACAATAAAACCACCACCTTTTACCTTATGCGCATGTACGCGTGCGCCCATGCGGTCCATGTGATATTTCCATATTTACTTAATATTTCTAATTTCTAATGTTTTGTGTTTTTATTGTTTACATTGTTTATACCTGAGCTAAACCCTATGGCACTCAGTACGTTAACCTGTAAACAATGATTGTTTACCATTGTTTCTATTGTTTACCTTATATTTCAATCTCCAATCCCGTCACAATCCTGTAGACCTCCCTGGTCAAATAGACATCATAGCCGGCCTCATGAATCCTGTCCTTATCAACCAAGATACCTAATTCTTTCGCTACCCTCGGGAGTTTGAAGGAAGGCATGTTGACCCTCCTTTGGATAAGGTATTGGGATGCTAAAACCAGCACATCCAATGTATCAGTCCAGAACCAAGACCCGATGAATCCATCCCCGCATAATTCAAACCACATCCTCAAGAAAACATCATCAAAACCCCGGATATTGTAGCCCACGTTCCAGGCCTTTTGTTTTGGGTTGAATGGGTCAATGTATTTGCCCAATATGCCCTTATATTCCCTGAGGGAGGTTTTCATATCTGGATAAGATAGAAGTTCCTCTTCGGTCTTCCTGCATATCCTCAGTGCCCCCTTATCGAACTCAGCCCGAGGATGGGGTCGAACTTTAATATCGAACATCTCTACAACCTCATCATTGATTTCAATTACTCCAGCAATTCGGTGCAAAGAATGTTTCTTTGGGTCGACCCCTGTTGTCTCCAGGTCATAAAATACCTTAATTATAT